TGGATCACGTCCAGGCCGCCTTGAATCACGTTGCGCACGGCGGCGTAGTAGTCCCAGCTGGCGAGCGACGGATCGATGATGGTGATGGAGCCCTTCGAGGCGCGGTCCTGAATGGTCACGAACTCCTGGCCTGGCAGATTGACGTAGCCCACCTTGTTGCCGACATCGAGCGAGAAGGCGTACATCGGCGCGGCATGGCCTTGCAGATTCGGCATGGCGGTGTTGATGTTGTTGACCGCCACCGGCTTTTTCCAGGCGGCCAGGTTGACCGTCGGCGGTACGGCTTCGTCCGCGATGGCGCCATACAACGCGGTGAAGTCGAACTTGATCTTGGGGATGGCCTTGGCATCCATCGAAATGTTCGCGTTGCCCATCATGCCAAGCAGCTTGTGGTTCTTGAGCGACATATGGGCATAGCAGGAAAGGCTGGTGAAGGCGTTGGACACCGGGGTGTAATACACATGCGGCGGCATCAGATTGATGGTGAAGGTATCGCCCACGGCAAAAGGCGCGACGACGGTCGGCGTAATCGTGGCCGAATTGGGCAGCGCGAAAGCCGTCGCATTGGTCATGGTCACCCCGAGCTGGTTGTAGGCCGGATCAGCCGGGGTAGCCGGCGCCGATACCGTAAATTTGGCCACGCCGGATGCGCCGGCGGTCGTGCAGGTCAGCGTCACGCTGCGCGGCAGGGTGCCGGTGAATGCGGTGGTCTTGTCATAGGTGAACGAACCGGCCGGGGTGCCCGACGCGGTGGGCGGGCTGGTCTGGATCGTGGCCAGGCCGGCGACCGTCGTCTCGGCGAATCCGCAGGCCATCAGCAGCTTGCCCCAGGCGGGCGCGGTTCCCTGGGTGCCGGACCCCGCCAGCTCGACCGATCCGGACAGGCCGAAACTGGACGCCACCGGGAATTGCTCGGCGTTGCCGAGGAATGGCCTGATGATGTCGCGGCTGGCGGTTTCGATGTTTGGCGTGATGGTGAAGTCGCCCGCCACCAGCAAGGCATCGGCGGCGCCGGGCACGGCATCCACGCCGTAAGCCGATTCTACGGCCGCGCGGAAAGCGCGAATGCGGTATTTATTTGCCATTATTGCTTACTCCCATCAGTTTGCATTTCGTTCCCGTCCTCCAGGGAGAGGCGGGGGACCGTTACCGGATCGATTTTTTTAACGGTCCCGACCGGGATTCCGGCATCGTCAACGGGGACGCGGTTACCGTGTTCATCCTCGATATAGCGACCGCCACGGCCGCGATTTGGATCATCCATCACACACTCCTCAAGTAATAAGCCGTCACGAATTCGTCCTGCCACCACAGCACGCCGTCCTGGAGCTGGAGCAAACGCCCGGATCCGAACAGCACCGGATCGCAATCGGGCCCGGGCTGCCAGCCGAGCAAGACGGCCATCACCGCCGCGCGCAACGGCGCGAGATCGCCCTGGGCATTCTGGCCACGCGCATCGCGCAGGTTGGAAATCGCCAGCACGACGCCGAAACGCGCTTCGGCGCGCTGCGACACTGCCGAGACCAGGCTGTTTTCTCCGGCGCGTTCCGCCAGCGGAATGACGTAGGCGGCCGGCAGCCTGCCCTTCAGGTCCAGCCCGGCAGAGGCGAAATCCGCCGCGCCGGCAATCTTTTTCAAAGCCGACACGCTCGCCAGTCGCGTCTCGACAGCAGATAGCATCAGTAATCCGCCAGGAGATCGGCGCCGAACACGCGCGCATTGGCCGTAAACTGCACGCCGGCGGCATCGGGGACCGGCACGTCGACCGGATCGAGACCGAGCGACACCAGGCCTTTTGCCAGTGCCTGCAGCCATTTGATCACATCGTCGTGGCGATCCTTCACGCGCTCGTTTACCCGGGTGTCGTAGAGGAAGTAGCGCGCCAGGTCGCAGGCCTTGGGCACCAGCTCCGCCGGCACGCTGGCCAGCGGCAGGGCGTAGCGGCTGGACAAGTAGCTGTTGATCTCGGCATCGGCATCCGCCAGCGCCCGGGCAAGCACGGTCATGTCGATCGCGCCGGTATTGGCGCGGTCGGTCAGCTCGACCAGTTCTTCCTGGCCGAAGCGGTCGATCATGTCCTGGGCGACGGCGTAGCTCATGGCTTAAACCGATGTTTCCTGTTTGATCGCCTGCCAGGCAGCGTCCCGCTCCACGGCGGAAACCGCGAACCCGACCGCCGCGCTCAGCACGCCAGTATTCGGGCGCCCGTCGCTGATGACGTTCTCGGGGTTTTCCAGGTCAAGCGCGGCGATCGCGGTTTTGATTGCCGCCTCGCGTTCCGCAGGATCGAGGCTTGCTTCCTGTATCTCTTCCAGCGCGCCCAGTTCGACCAGCTCGTCTGCATCTTTCCTGTCCATGGCGATGGTCTCGCCTTCGCCATGGATACCGTCCTGGTCTTTGACCGGTGATTTCACTTTGTACTTGGGCATGGAGCCTCCTGTTATCACCCGACCTGGTCGCCCAGATCGGGTAGCTGGTTGCATTAGGCCGGGTTGATGATCAGGTAGCCCGAGGCGATGCCGGACAGCACCGGTGCGCGCTCGTAGTTCACCCCGTAAATCCAGCTCTTGGCGTTGTTGTCGTAGTAGGCCGGCTCGACGGCGGGGTTGCCTTCCATCGTGTAGGTGTAGCCGTAAGAGGGCTCTTCCATGCCGGACGGGCTGATCGGGACGTAGGCCAGGACTGCGTTGTTGCCCCATACATCCGTCGCCGCGTTGGCATCGCTGAAGGTGATCGCCTTGCCCACGACGACCTTGGACACGTTGAAATAATTGGCCAGCATGTCCTCGGTGAGGGACTCGTGCGTGGTGTACTGGAAGCGGGCGACCACGTTCGGATTGGTGCGGCACGCCTTGAAGGCCTGCGCGGAGAGCATCAGGACGTTGGGGTAAACGCCGGTGCTGGCGCGGATCGCCTCGCGCCCGGCATCGACATCGGCCAGGGGGTTACCCGTCGACGCGCTCCATTTGGTGGAGCCGGACAGCGTGACTTTGTGGTTGGCGTCGTAATTGTTGGCGTTGAGGGCGAGCGCGGCCTGGTCGTTTTCCAGGGAGAGCTGCATGGCCTTCATGGTCTGGTTGACCGCGCGCGAACCCAGATCGATACCGGGGACGCGGGACGCATCGCGCATATGCTCGCGCGGCACCACCGCTTCGAGCGAATCCTGCAGCAGCGCGAAGGGCTTGCCCAGGTAGCCGAACTGCAAGCGCTTGGTCGCGCCGCCGGGGGCGCGTTTGGAGTTGTAGAGGCGGAACGATTCGCGTCCGAACTCGATTATCTGGCCGCCGCTGACCTGGACAGGCACGGCCGGGAACAGGTTATGGCCGATCAGCTCGGCGTTCTGATAGCCCTGTACGACGGTGGTCAGGATCGGGTCGATGACGCGCGCGCCGGAATTTGTCAATGCCATGGTTGATATCCTTTAAAAAATTGAGAATCGGCAGCCGTTTAACGGCGCAACAATACTTCGACGAATTCGCCGGCCCCGCCGGCGGCGCGTAGCGCGTCGGCGAACACGTATTCCGGCAGCACGGACCCGGTCAGCACCGCGCCGTTGGCGGCCGTTGACTGCATGGCCGTCGCGCCTGCGGCAACCGCCAATGCACTGGCCGCAATGGCGCGGCCCGTGGCATCGACGATCAGCGCCGCGCCCGCGGCAAAAGCGGCGCCCGCCTCGATCACCGCGGTGCCGATGCAGGTCACATCCACATAGGTGTTGATCGGGGCGGACCGGTTGGCGACTCCCATGACTTTCTGGCCCTGTACGCTGGCCTGAAGTCCGTCGAAACCGACGGCGCGGCATTCGGCGATCGCGCCGGCCGCCATCACAGACTCGGAATGAATGCTTCGTGCTTGCTTGGCCATTTAATTGCCTCCTACGGCGTTGACTGCGGTTTGGTAACTGGTGTTGGGGTGCGCGGCCTGCCAGGCGAGCGCCTTTTTATGGATTTCAAGCCGGTCGGCGTCGACGGCATAGCCGCCGGGCGCCGCGAATTCGACGGTGTCACCGGCGCCTTCGCCCTTAGCCACCTCGGAGAACTCCACCTGTTTGGGCAGCGCGGCGAGGAATGCCTTGAGGCCATCGGCCAGCGGCTGCTTCGCATCTCCTTCGCCGAACTCGACGACGGTATCCTGCCCGGCCAGGAAGTCCAGCGTGGCCACGCATACGTCTTTTTGCGCCGGCAGCAGCTTGCCTGCCTGGATCAGGCCCTCCGAGAAGGACAGGTGGCTGGCATGACAGGCAGCGCGAACGCGGGTTTTTTCGGCCTCGGCGAATGCGGCCTGTTCGGCCTTGAGCCGGGCGTTTTCGGCTTCCAGTTCGGCGAGCCGGGCTTTTTCTTCAGCAGACATGGCGTCTCCTTTGGGTTGTGGTTCGGTGAATGAGGGAAGGGGCGCGGGGTCGGTTTCCTGGGCCGCGTCGGCCTCGAGGGCGGAAACGGTGTAGCCCGGGACGACCTTGTCGGCCTCTTCCAGGCCGAACTTGCCGATGATCCAGTCGCGCAGGCTGCGCCACAGCGAGGCGTTTTGCATGTCGCCCCAGTCGGCGAACTCGACCACGCCCTCTTCGGTATCGGAGAATTCAGGCGTGCGAAGCCCCTTGACGGCCGGCGCCTGGGCGCCGAGGAAGCCGACATGGCGCAGGTAATAGACGCCGGGAACCGGGTTGTTGGGCGCGGAAGGGGAATAGAACGCGGCGCTGATCTTCTTGAACGCACCGGACTTCACCATCTCGGCAAAATCGGGGTTGACCTGGACCGGCTCGGCATCCAGCGCGCCTTCGGTAAACGCCAGACTGGCTACCCAGCCGTAGGCGGGGTTGTCGTGCCTGGGATGCCCCACCACCAGCGGCGCTTCGTGCTTGGCCGGGTCGTAGGCCGCGGCAGCAGCGGCCAGGTCGGATTCGGAAAACGACAACGTCGCGCCGCTCATCGCGGTATGCGTGCCGGGCTTGAAAATCTGGATGGGCTTGAATGTTTTCATGCCGCCCATTGTCCGGGGGCGGCATGGGCGAGTTAAGGCGGAAGATGTTCCGGGTAAAGGTCCGGGACTGTTTTTTCAGGCTATACGAAGCTCAGGAGAGCGGCAAGCGTATCTGACGCGCGGCGGGAGTATGTTCAAGCACTTTTAATACGCTTACTTCCTGGCGTAGCACGCCGGCGGCATCAAGATAATGTCGCCGTTTCAGTACAACTCGAAAAATATCGTTCTTACCGAAGCGTTCTTCGTCTTTGTCGACCCGATTCAAAAATTCATCGTCGAGAATGGCCGCATAAAAAGCCGATGCGCCATCAGAGAAGCGCCATTTATTATCGTCCTTGAAGACCACCGCGACCAGTTGTAGACGCTCTTCCGACTCGGATTCGGATATGGTTTGTTCAGTCGCTTCCGGGGCCGAGAACCACTCCGATTCTGCGCGATCAACAGTTATTTCAATCTGGCTATCTGTTCCGCTGGCAAAAAATTCGATTCCTTCACGGGACAATGGTTCGCGGATCACCCCATCCAGAGCTTGGCGGGTTTCGATATCCATAAGCAGCTGCAGAACCTGCAACTCTATTTCCAACGATTCATCGCTAACGTAAAGCGTCGCATGACTGTCGGTTTTTATCACCCGTGTGATAGCTCTGCCACGCAACCACTTTATTGTACCGATCAACCCGCGCGCCGCATCCTTTCCGGATAATCCAAGCAATGACAAAATGGACGCCACCGCGATTGCTTCGCGGCTGTTGAACATATCCACCACGCTTTTGATCCAGCCTTGCAGTAGCACCAGGTCAATACCGAAGCTGCCAGTCTTGAACGACCCTTTAACACTGACAGATACCTTGGAATCCGATCCGTTCAGCACCCGGTTGGCATTTTCCAACAAATCTCCGATCGCATACAGGGCGGGCGCAAGCTGTCGCACTTCCATCTCATGAGAAGTGAGTGCCGGGCCGTCATAAGTGATCCGAAGCGTGCTCATATCAAAATTGTAACCTGAATACAGCTAAAAAGACCATCGCCAACCACGTTAAACATGCGTTAATTTCTCGCGCTGTCGTTTTCTGCTACATGGATAAGGGTAGATGCGCGCCGAACG